TAGGTATGAAAATTGGATACAATATTATAAAACAAGTTGGTAACTACGGTGAATCATACGAAAGAAATGTAGGACCAAACACTCCTCTAGCATTAGAAAGAGGATTAAACAAACTATGGAAGGATGGTGGTGTAATGTATGTACCACCAATAAGATAATATGCAAAAATTATTTTTAGCAATATTGTTTAGTTTATTTTTTAGCACATTAGCATATGCAAATTGTACCGGTTGTGGCGAAGGCGGACATGAACAATGTCCAATAGAAGCAGAGGGTGAAAAACACTCACACGATCCAGAGGTAGTATTTGCTGTATGTGTATTTTCAGATGGACAATTAATTGACCATAAAGGTGCAGATAATATGTCCGATTGCTTAAAGACTAAAAGAGAAGTTGAAAAACTTTGGAGAAATAGAGCAGAGGATACAGATAGCGTAGAGATTAATGGTATCACTTATCAAATACACGGTGACTCATTAAACTTTATGTGTGATTTAGTTGACGCTGAAGTACATCATTATAATGATGGCTCTTGGGAAATAGTTAAGATACTAGGCAAACATAAAAAGGACGAATAAAATTATTAGAAAGTGATTTAAATTATGGCCAAACTTGGTGATAAAACAGATTTTAGTTATAGAGTAAAAAGGGTAACAAAGATCGTAGACGGTGATACAATAGATGTAATACTGGATATGGGTTTTAATATTCTATTTGCACAAAGAGTTAGATTATTTGGTATAGATACACCAGAATCTAGAACAAGAGATTTAGAAGAAAAGAAATACGGTCTTAAATCTAAAAAATTTTTACAAGAACAAATCAAAAAAGCAAAATCAATTACAATCAAAACATACAAAGGCGATGAGACCGGTAAGTTTGGTAGAATACTAGGCGATGTATGGTGTGATGGTAAATCAGTTAATCAATTAATGTGTAAAGTTGGCCATGCCGTAGCATACTATGGTCAGAATAAAGCACTTGTAGAAAAAGCACATTTGAAAAATAGAAAAAGAGTGAGGTAAATTATGAGCGACATGGAACATAACACAACAGACGAACACGATAAGACTTACGAGAACGAAAGTACAAGAGATTATTCTCCAATGGTACAAATTTCAGTCAAAGAATATGATAGATTGAAAGAACAAGGTAAATATATTACCGATCCGACTTTGATTGGTATGATAGATAAGATGGAGTTTTTTCTAAAAGAATTAAGAAAACACATAGTTAGAAAACTATAAAAACTACACCTCCCAACCAATAAAAACTGGCATATTCCTTAGCGTATTATTATAAATAGGGTTATAATAATTATGAGAGGGAACACATCAACAGGTATAACTATGGAGATTGCCAGTATGAATTACTATTTTACAGGTATATTAATTATACTAATGGTTGCCCTTGCTCTATTCGGAGGACCTCCAGGGTATTGATATGGAAACAGCAGACATAATATCAATGCTTTCTAGTTTATGGCCAATTTTCGTGGCTTTTATCTTGTTAATTGTCACACTTGCACAGGCTCACTATAGAATAAAAGTGTTAGAGGAAAAGGTTAAAGTAGCCTTTGAACTCATTAATAAGTTAACAGATAGAAAATAATGGATTACAGTACAATAACTTTGCTACTTGTAGCAGGAATAGGTGTCTATTTTTGTTGGTCAATATGGAAGTGGTGCGATAAATTTTAACCACTGACTAAACTATTATAAATATTAGAGTACTAACAGAGGGACTACATGAAAAAATTAATTACATTTTTAGCTACACTAGGATTATGTTCATCGGTGGCTGCGTCAGAATTGACATTTAAATTCGGCAGTCCTTCATTTTCTGGTAATGGAAAATCATCACACTATCTAACGATAGAGAACATAGAGAAGACTAGAAAAGACGCTATAGCGGCTCAGAAAAAAGCTGATGCCGAAAAAGTTAAAACAGACGCTAAGAACACAGCGATTGCAAAATTTAAAGCAAATATAGAGAGTAGATTTTATACTGCTCTAGCAAAACAAATTACAGACAACGTATTTGGTACAGATGGTCTACAACAAGACTCTGGTACATTTACATCACCGATTGGTGGTGAAGTTGTCACATGGACAACACCATCAGGTACAGGTAACGTAGTAGTTACCGTAACCGAGACAGATGGCGAGGTGACAACGTTTACAATGCCTAAAGAGGACAATTCGTAATGTTAAGATTATTATCAATCTTCTTACTATCATTATTATTGGTAGGTTGTGCTACAAATAAGGCAAAGTTTGATGTTAGAAAACAAACAGTTGCTTACAAAGATTTAACTACAATTAAGGCACCAGCAGGTGATCCAGTTATAATTGCAGTTTACGATTTTTTAGATATGACAGGTCAAAAGAAACCGGGTGGTACTTTTGCCTCTATGAGTACGGCAGTGACTCAAGGTTCGTATCAATTATTAATTAAGGCCTTACAAGACGCAGGCGAAGGTAAATGGTTTAGAGTTGTAGAGAGAACAAGTTTACCAAGTCTATTACAAGAAAGAAAATTAATTAGGTCTACAAGACAACAAGTAAATGGCGAGGGTGCAGAACCTTTACCACCTTTACTATTCGCTGGTGCATATATCACTGGTGGTATTGTAGGTTATGATAGTGATATAATGTCAGGTGGTATTGGTGCAAGAGTACTTGGTATTCAGGCAAACAGACAATACAGACAAGATATTGTCACAATTATATTAAGATTAGTTAATGTACAAACAGGTGAGGTTGTTATATCAACAACGATTGAAAAGACTATAGTTTCAACATCGGTTGGTAGTGATGTATTTAAATATTTTGATACTGATACAATGTTAGTAGAAGTAGAAGCTGGTTATGCAAGAAACGAACCAGTGACATTTGCTTTAAGAAAAGCAATTGAAAAAGGTGTAGTAGATTTAATCTACGAAGGCTCTAAAAAAGATTTATGGCAATTTGCAATTGAAGAGGTTGCAGTACCAGAAATTAAAGACTATATCGGTGACGATGGTCAAAACAATGTAGAGAACGGTATACACGTAGATATGGGCGAAGTGAAGAAAGAAAAAACCTACGAACAATACCTTGAAGAAAAAGAGTTAAAAAAAGAACTAAAAGAGGAGGAAACAGATGAGAAAAATAATGATGACACTGGTGATTCTTCTAGCGACACTAACTAATAGTTTCGCAGGTAACTCCGTATATATTCAACAAGATAATCAAACGAGTGCAGGCTCTGTTTACATCAAACAAGATGGTACAGGCAACAAGTTTGGTATATCTACTTCAGCACCTTTTATAATCAATGGTGCTAATCTAACAGTTATCATAAAACAAATAGGCGATAATAATATTGCTACAGACGCCAACCATGATACTTTTTATGGTTCTAATATGACTTTTGATTACACTGCTACAGGTGATTCAAACGTATTAAGACTTGATTTAGATGACACAGGCGCAGATGGCCATTATTACGATATAGATATTACAGGTAACTCAAACATAGTAGAATTAGATTCAGCGGCTGCTGATGATATACAAGATACTCATATAGATTTAGATATAAGAGGAGACTCAAATGATTTTTGGGCATATTTAAGAGGTGATTCACACTTCTTATATGTTCTTATGTCAGGTGATTCAAATGACGTAGAGTTTTATGGTGCAACCAATTCAACAGGTATGGTTGGTTCTAGTAAGGCAAACGTTATGATAGGTCCTAACGTAGATAGTCATGGTATCTTTGCAGATACAAGTGGTGATGAGGGTGCAACGATAGACATTTATATTGTTGGTTCATCAAACACTGTACACATGGCAAGTTGGGGTGCTAATAATTATCAAGTACATGATGTCATAGGTGATTCAAATATATTAGATGTTCATCCAGACGCAGTGGGTTCACATGTAAGAATGATCCAATATGGTGACAATAACTATATGAAGACGGTTACAAGTGGTAACTCAAATGTTTATAGATATTATGGAAGTGGTGGAAACAATAAAGCATATGTTTATATCTATACTTCAAACGCAGTAGTAGAATTAAAACAAACAGGTGGTTCAAACGAAGCAAACTTAACGGTTAGTGGTGATTCAATTTACGATTACACTTTATTAGTAGATCAAGACGGCTCAGACACTTGTACATACACATACAATAGAAACGATCAAACAGCAGACACAACCGTTCAGTTAAACAATTCAGGTTGTTAAAATGCGAAAACTATTTTTTCTAGTATCTTTTCTGGTACTTTTCTGTACCAGTACAATCTCACAAATAACAAGTCCTAAAGTTGGTGAAGTCATAGGCCAAATGGGTACTACATGGAACGAGAGAGACGGAGAAACTCAAAATACCTCCATGGGTTATGAGTTGCAGATGAAAGACTTTCTTCAAACAGGTGAAGATGGTGGTATGATTATTCATTACCTTGACGATACTAAATTTACAATGGGACCTAACACGGAGTTAATCATAGATGAGTTTGCTTTTGATACGTCTGTTGTACCAATAGAATTGGCAATGAACGTGTCCGTTAATGTAGGTTCGTTTACGTATGAATCTGGTAGTGTATCATCATTAGGTGGAGAAGTTAATATAAATGCTGGTAGTGCTTCAATTACAGTACAAGGTACGGCATTTTCAGGTGTAGTATCTACTTCAGGAGAAACAACGATTACTTTATTACCAGATAGTAATGGTGATGTAGGTCAGGTAACTGTATCAAATGACGCAGGTTCTCAAATTATTACAAATGCATATAACTCCGTAACCGTTTTATCAAATGATTTAGCACCAACACCACCTAAAATAGAAACTAATAAACAAGACATTATAGAACTAGACGAATTAGAAAAAGAAATTAAAGAAGATACATCAAAAACTTTTGGTGATGTTGATAAAAAATCAGACATGTCAAAAGAAGCACAAGAAATGGAAGAGGCTATTATTAATGAAGATGTATCTGTAGTAGAAGATAACAATGCTATTGTTGGTACTGATATGACAGACAGTGCTTCAGATAGTATGATAGAAACTAAAGATAGTTTAGAAAAAGAATTAGATACAGCCGCTGTAGAATCAGAGGTTGATACTTCATATTACGACCAATGGGAAGAAGATTTAAAAGAATGGGATATTATAGATGAGAACAATGAGATATCAGTATGGGACGCAGAGGGTGAAAAGAAAATGGATTGGGATGACGCAAAGAGTATGTATGCTGAAATGGATCAAGCATACTTTGACGCTATTGGTTGTTCAGATTGTACATGGGATACCATTAATTGGGACGATGTAAATTGGGATGATGTAGATTGGGATGCTTATGATGAGGCATACAACGAGACACTAGAAAAATATGGTCTATCATCTTGGAACGTAGAAGTAGAAACTGCTGACGTAGTTGAAGATACTAAAGATGAAACAGAGGCAGATGTTTCAAGTGGTTATACTTGGGAAGATTTTGCTTTAGATGACGCCTACTATTCAAATGCAGAATACAATAACGCAGGTGGTCCACCTGAATTAACACAAGCAAACTATTGTGATTACAATGGTTATGATTCATCTTGGTGTAATCAAGAATATCTAGATTGGTTAAATGAGTGGTATGCTGACGATTGGAAGTTAAAGGTAACTTACGACAGTTGGACTAAAGAATCTAAAAAACTATTTGCAAAATATTATGGTTGGTGTGGTACATATCCTAATTGGGAGATGTGTCCTGATCAACCTAAACCATGGAAGATAAAAGATTTAAAAGACAAATACATTGCAGATTGGACATGGGACGATTGGGATATTTATTGGCAAAAAGTAAATGACTGGTATTATGCAGGTTGGGAAGAAGAGCAAGCTGAAGACTCATGGGAAGATGAGTATGCTTACGAAGATGATTACGATATAGACGCAGAATTAGAACAATGGTTAGCAGACATAGACAATCAATGGGATTGTGAATGGTATGGCTACTATTGGGACAAGGCAAACTCAGCGTGTGGTACAGAGTGGGTTGATAACTCAGCGGCTGAAACTACTGTAACCGCTAGTGGCGAAACATTAAACTATGTATCAGGTGATATTACACAAACTATTACAACATCAAACGAACTTACAGGCTCATCTTCAGAAACAAGAACAGGTAGATATTCTACTTTAGATAACGACTTTGACGCCACAGCAAGTACAAGTGGAGATTATACTATAGTTAATAGATATAATGATAATCATAGATCATATATTAAAACTGAAACATCAAACGAAGCAGACATACAAATATTACAAGACAAAGAGGCACAACACCTTGATGTAGGTAACAGTGCTTCTCAAAACGAAATCACTATTATACAGACAGACTAAATATCCACATGAGTAAAATTACTTCCATATGGGCAGTAATATTAAGTGTGGTACTATTATTAGGATTAAAACTGTATAATCCACCACCAGTACAAACTCTACAGTTAAAAACTTTTGATTTATATCAGAAGCTAGGAGATAATTACGACTCTAGGAGTTTGGTATTACTAGACCTATCAGATAAAGCATTGAAACAACAAGGTCAATGGCCTTGGAAGAGAGACATGTTGGGTCGTACCATTATTAAAGCATATCAGAATGGCGCAGCTCTAGTGTTTTTAAACCTAGTATTTGTACATAAAGACAGACTAGGTGGTGATGAAATGTTTTTGAAGATGATCTCAAAGTATCCAGTTATTCTAACTGAAACAAACACAGCAAAGAACTTAAAGAGTATAGAAAGGAAATCTCTAGCTATCGCTAACGTGGAAGTGGAGCTAAGTGTTGACTCTGTTATACGAAAATTATCCTTGGATAATTCCGTGCCGGAAAAGATTTTGCAGATAATAAAGTTTCCTATACCTAAACAAGATGATATATGGATTGACTTTAGACATCATGTACCTAGAATAGACTATACAGATAAAGATTGGTCATCTATGAAAGGTAAGATTGTATTCATAGGTGCCACGTTTACAGGTTCCACGTTTGTACTTACACCTAATGGTCTAAAGAACACACACGAGATAATGGCTCTATCTACAGAAACATTATTGTCTGGTAAGTTTATTAGTAGACCTGATTGGATAGAAAAGGCAGAGTGGGGAATATTATTAATTACTTTACTTTCTTTTCTATTGATTATACCTAGAGTTGGCCTATTTTGGTCTGCTAGTATGTTGTTTATATTTTATGGTACTATAGGTATGGCCTCAACATATTTGTGGCAAAATAAATTAATACTATCAGATTATTCATCTATAGGAATAATTGTAAGTATAATATGGGCACACTTAATCTATAATAACTTTGCAAGAGAGAATAGATTAAAATTACAAATCAAAAAACAATTTGAACATTACCTAGCACCTGCTATGGTAAAAAGATTACAAGAAAATCCTAGTCTATTAAAATTAGGTGGCGAAACAAGAGAGTTAACATTTTTATTTTGTGACATAAGAGGTTTCACTCCTATTTCAGAGAAGTTTCAAGACAATCCACAAGGACTTACAAAAGTTATAAACAAATTTTTAACACCAATGACAGATATAATATTAAAAAATGGTGGTACTATTGATAAGTACATGGGTGATTGTATAATGGCGTTTTGGAACGCTCCTATTGATATTCCGAACCATAGGACAATGGCAGTACGTACAGCTGTGGAGATGGTTCACAAACTAAAAGACCTAAATAATAGTATGGAGTTTGGCTCTGGCAATACGTTAAATATTGGCATAGGTATCAACACAGGTAATTGTGTAGTTGGTAATATGGGATCCAAACAACGCTTTGATTATTCAGTACTTGGTGACGCCGTTAACTTGGCAAGTAGATTAGAAGGAGTATCTAAAAATTATGACGCTACAATAATTATCGGATATGACACATACAATAAAATCAGAAACAAATACCACTTCAAAAAACTAGATCAGATTAAAGTAAAAGGAAAGTCTAATTTAGTATCTATCTATACTATCTAAATTTAACCAGGAGGGAATCTGAAAAGTAAGATAATATTACTGGCTATATGCTGGTGTTTATTATGGACAGTGACACATAAGTTAAATGAGGAGAAAAAAGAACAAGAAAAGATTATAAATATAGAATAATATGGCTGATAAAGACACACAAGAAATCCAAATAGAATTAGCGAGACTAACGAAAGATGTTGAGCAGGTTTCTAATATTCAAAATAGACTAGATACCGCTATTGACAAACTGACAGATGTTGGTGCTGATATTAAATCTATGTTGGCCGTCCACGAGGAGAAGATTGAACACCAGGAGAAGATAGACGAAGTTATCTTTTCCAAACTCAAAGTAAGAGCGGAAGAGACTTCATCTATAGAAAAAGACCTAAAAGACCATATAGAGGAGTCTGAAAAAAGAGTAAAAGAAGAAATAAAACTCTTAAAAGACGAGTTTAGAGGTAGAATATCATTATTAGAAAAATACAAGTGGATAATCATCGGTGCCTTTATAGCAGTAGAATTTATAACAGTTTTAATGATATCCAAAAAAGGTATGTTTCCACTGTTTAGTCTTTTCAAATAAGCTTGACAAATTGAGGCGTTTATGGTATAGTAAATTTTACTATGTCGTCTTATATTGATCTAAAGTTTATTAATCAACTATCGGGTAGGTTGCAACAGTTTAAACAGAAAACAGACTATCTGTTTAACTTCCGTTGTCCTCATTGTGGTGATTCCAAAAAATCTAAAAGTAAGGCTAGAGCATATTTTTATAGAGTTAAAAATGATATGTTCTTTAAATGCCACAATTGTGGCCAAGGCCAAAACTTTGCAAACTTTCTAAAGTTTATAGACCCTAAAGTCTATAAAGAATATTTACTAGAAAGATATAAAGGGTCAGCACCATCTACACCTAAACCAGATTGGAAGTTTGATAAGCCTGTTTTTAAAATTAATATTTTAGAAGGCATAAAGAGTATAAAAGAATTAGAAGATAATCATATTGCAAAACAATATGTTATCAATAGAAAAATACCTGAAAACTTTTTTGATAAGTTATATTATACAGATGAGTTTCAAAAATTAGTTAACAAAGTTAAACCTGATACATATAAAACTCAAAAGGATCATGGCAGATTAATTATTCCTTTCTATGATACAACTGGAGAGTTATTTGCTTTTCAAGGTCGTAGTTTAGGTAACGATATTCCTAAATACCTTACAATAAAGCTAAACGAAAACAAACAAAAAGTTTTTGGTTTAGAACGTATAAATTTTCAAGAAGATTTATATATAGTTGAGGGTCCTATAGACTCTATGTTTATTGGCAATTGTATCGCAGCTGCTGGTGCGGATTTACAGTTAAAAAATAAAATGTCAAATGATAAAATTACCTATATATTTGACAACGAGCCAAGAAACAAAGAAATCATAAACAGAATGTATAAGGTTATAGAAAATGACTACAACATTGTTATCTGGCCTGAAGACATACAACATAAAGATGTTAACGACATGATTATTGGTGGCTTGACAAAACATCAAATACAAATTATAATACAAGACAATACATATTCAAAGTTAAGTGCTTTGACTAAACTAAACCACTGGAAGAAAATACAATGACAGAGAATGGCAACGGAATAAAAGTAGTAAAACGAGGACAAAGAGGATTAGAATCACTTAACATTGAAAAGATACATGAAATGGTAGAGTTTGCCTGTGAAGATATAAGAGGCGTATCAGCTTCACAAGTAGAAATGAACTCCGGCCTCCAATTTTATGATGGCATATCAACAAATGATATTCAACAAATTTTAATTAAGTCAGCTTCAGATTTAATATCACTAGAAGCACCAAACTATCAATACGTAGCCGCTAGGTTATTATTATTCAGTTTAAGAAAACAAGTTATTGGTAGATTGTGGGATCATCCACATATATACGATCACGTAGAGAAATGTGTTAAAAAAGGAGTATATGATCCTGATATATTAAAGACATATGATAAAAAAGATTTCAGCAGAATGCAAAACTGGATTACACACGAAAGAGATAATCAATTTACATATGCAGGCTTAAGACAAGTAATAGACAAATATTTGGTACAAGATAGATCAAGTGGTGAAATATATGAAACTCCACAATTTATGTACATGATGATTTCAGCAACACTGTTCGCTAAGTATCCAAAAAATAAAAGGATGAGTTATGTTAAAAAATACTATGACGCAATATCCAATTTTAAAATCAATATTCCAACTCCTGTTATGGCTGGTGTTAGGACTCCTATTAAGCAGTATGCTAGTTGTGTACTTGTTGATAGTGACGACACTTTACCTAGTATCTTCTCTAGTGACATGGCTATTGGAAATTATGTGGCACAAAGAGCAGGTATCGGTATCAACGCAGGTAGAATTAGAGGAATTAATAGCAGAATCCGAGGAGGAGAAGTCCAACATACAGGTGTTATACCATTCCTCAAAAAGTTTGAAGCAACTGTTAAGTGTTGCACTCAAAACGGTGTTAGAGGAGGCTCGGCAACTGTTCACTTCCCTATTTGGCACCAAGAAATAGAAGACATTATAGTTTTAAAAAACAATAAAGGTACCGAAGATAATAGAGTTAGAAAATTAGATTACTCTATTCAAATATCTAAATTGTTTTATGAAAGATTTATTAATGAGGAAGAAATAACATTATTTTCTCCTCACGAAGTACCTGAATTATATGAAGCTTGGGGAACACCCGAGTTTGACGAATTATATTTACGAGCAGAAAGAAAAACAAGTATAAACAGACACAAAGTAGACGCACAAGAATTGTTTTTTGACATATTAAAAGAAAGAGCAGAGACAGGTCGTATTTACATAATGAATATTGACCACTGTAATACTCACTCTAGTTTTAAAGATACGGTTACTATGAGTAATCTATGTCAAGAGATAACACTCCCTACCACTCCTATCCAACATATAGACGGTCCTGGTGAGATCGCTCTATGTATACTTTCAGCAATCAATGTAGGTAAGATTAACCACCTAGATGAACTGGAAGAACTATGCGAATTAGCAGTAAGAGCTTTAGAAGAAATTATAGATCATCAACAATATCCAGTTAAGGCGGCTGAACTATCTACGAAAGCAAGACGTAGTTTAGGTGTAGGTTATATTGGCCTTGCACATTTTCTAGCAAAAACTGGTTATAAGTACGATCAAAAGCAAGCTTGGAAAGAAGTGGACAAACTAACAGAGGCCTTTCAATACTATCTATTAAGAGCAAGTAATGAACTTGCAAAAGAAAAAGGTCAATGTGATTTATTTCATAGAACAAAATACGCAGATGGAATATTACCAATAGATACTTACAAAAAAGAGGTTGACGAGATAGTTAGCCGTAAGTTTGCTATGAAATGGGATGAATTAAGAAAAGATATTAAAGAATTTGGGCTACGACATAGTACTCTATCAGCCCAAATGCCTTCCGAAAGCTCTAGTGTGGTATCAAATGCAACAAACGGCATTGAACCACCTAGAGACCACTTATCAGTTAAGAAAAGTAAGAAAGGCACATTGAAACAGATAGTACCAGAGTATAACAAACTTAAAAATTATTACACTTTATTGTGGGATATGCCAAGTAATGAGGGATATATAAATATAGTTGCAGTAATGCAAAAGTATTTTGACCAAGCAATTAGTGGGAATTGGTCATACAATCCCGAAAATTATGAGGACAATCAAGTACCTGTGTCTGTAATGGCAGAGGACTTACTAACAACCTATAAATTAGGTTGGAAGACATCTTATTATCAAAATACTTATGATGGTAAAACAGATATAGAAGAGCCTAAACACTCTATAGATTATGATACACCTATCACTCCAGACGAACCTTTGAAAGAGGAAGACGAGGATTGTGAGAGTTGTAAAATCTAGAAAAAATAAATAAAAAAAATGAGCAAAACAGTATTTAACAAGACCAAAGGAATAGACCCTACTAAACAATTAATGTTTTTAGGTCCTGATTTATCAGTACAAAGATATGATAACATGAAGTATCCTATTTTTGATAAACTGACACAACAACAATTAGGTTTCTTTTGGAGACCTGAAGAAATATCTTTACAGAAAGATAGAAACGATTACTATGATCTTCCTGAAAGTCAAAAGTTTATCTTTACGTCTAACTTAAAGTATCAAACTATGTTGGATAGTGTACAAGGTAGAGGACCTTTACTATCATTTTTACCATTAGTATCACTACCAGAATTAGAAGGCGCTATTGTTGCATGGGATTTTATGGAAACAATACACAGCCGATCATATACTTACATCATCAAAAACTTATATTCAGACCCAGCAGATGTATTTGATATGATTTTAAATGACAAGAAGATAGAAGAACGAGCAGCTCATGTCACAGCAACTTATGATGATTTAATTGAAATGGGTCACAAATACCATTTAACACCAAACAAAGTTGATATGTACGAACTAAAGAAAAGTTTATACCTTGCTATGGTATCAGTAAACATATTAGAAGGATTAAGATTTTATGTTTCTTTTGCTTGTAGTTTTGCGTTTGGTGAATTGAAAAAGTTAGAAGGCTCTGCTAAGATTATATCTTTTATAGCAAGAGACGAAAGCCAACACTTGGCAATGTCACAAAGAATTATTAATAACTGGAGAGATTACGAGAACGATAAAGAAATGTTAAAGGTTATTAAAGATTGTGAAAAAGAAGTTTATAAAATGTACGATGACGCCGTTAACGATGAGAAACGTTGGGCGACACATTTATTCTCAAAAGGTAGTATGATAGGTTTATCAGAAAAATTATTACATCAATTTGTAGAATACATGGCGAATAGACGTATGAAGGCCATCGGGTTAACACCTGCTTATGATCAAAAAACAAACTCACTACCATGGGTTGAACACTGGTTAAACAGTAGGTCAGCTCAAAATGCTCCACAAGAAACTGAAATAGAATCTTATGTAGTTGGTGGTATAAAACAAGACGTTAAAAAAGGTACGTTTAAAAAATTTAAACTGTAAATGGAAAAATCTCAAAAGTACTGCTCTAATTGTCAGACTAAATATACTGTAGAATGGGACGAGGATAAAAGTGATTTAGAACCTCTTACTTGTCCTTTCTGTGGATATGAAGTTGAAGGAGAAGACTATGAGCCAGAAGTACCAGAAGACGCCGACCACGAAAGTTGGCATTGATTACAGTTTAACAAGTCCAGCCGTTTGTATAAACGATGGCAAATTAAAATTTTATTACTTAACTACAAAAAAGAAATGGTTAGGTAAACAAAGTGATAATATAATTGGTTATGAACATAAAGAATGGACAGACCCTATTGAAAGGTTTAAAAACATAAGTGACTTTGTATTTAATATTCTCTACACAAATCCACTATTTGATCAACCTGTTTATGACATCTATATTGAGGGTTACTCGTTTGGTTCTAAAGGTCAAGGTCTTTTTCAAATTGCTGAGAATTGTGGG